ATTAGTAACATGAGCATAGAGCACAATCGCAGTGTATCCAGTTGGAGCTGTATATGCAGTCTGTATACCTGTGGTTACCTCTAAGGTTTCAGTTTGAAATCTATTAAGTGCTAATTGTGCCATATTAACTGAGTGCTAAAATAAACGGTGTCATTTCTGAAAATAAACTTCTAGTGAAAGCTCTACCACTAATTGTGCCAGTATTTTGATCAATTACAATATCATTTCCTATTCTAAAATTACCTGCTTGGTCGGTGCTTGTGAATGTAACTCTTCCGCCATTAGTTTCAATAATTTCATTTTCTTGAATTGCTACACCTCCCCTAGCAGGGGTTGCAGTTGTGATAGTATTTCCAGATCCGACATATTCAAAAGTATGAGATGTTGCAGTAATTTTACTTACTTGATAAAAATTGATGGTCGTACCGACACCTACACTATTAATTAAATTTTCGTCAAGAGTTAATGTTGTAATTCCAGCGGTCACTGGTGTTGAACTATTTATCGTGTAGTATATTGGAGTTAGATTTGCTTGTGCTGTTGCAGTAGTTCCTGAGTCTGGGGCAGAAATAGTAATTGTTGGTGAAGTTAGATATTGATTTCCACTTGTTATAATTGTTATAGATTCTACAGATCCTCCATTTAGAGTTGCAAATGCAGTTGCAGTTGAACCATTAGGTCCAGTTGGTGCTTCCACTGAAACTGTAGGAGTTGCAGTATATCCACTACCACCATTAGTTACTGTAATACTATCAATTGAATAATATAAATTTCCAAAATAAACTACTTGTCCCTGATATGGTCTTGTTGAAGTTGTGATAGCAACTGTGACTCTATCTTGCCCAGCAACGGAAGAAGAAGTTACTATTCCAGAAAATTGAATATCACTTACTCCATCTGCAACTAACCCATAAGTTCCAAAATCAGTATTACTATTTGTTAATGAACATTGTCCCCCTTTATGTGCCGTAATTGCTTCATTGCAACAAATAGTAAACACACTCACAAGTTGAGCGTACCCATTATTTGTAATTGCTATTCCAACTCCTCCTTGATTATATTGGGTATAAGCATCAACAACCATTGATTTCAAACCTTCTGCACGGTTTCCATCAATTCTCATTCCTGTTCCAGTTGTTGTATTACTTGTGCAATTCTGTACATATGGACTTTCCCAATCACCCCCACCAACGTTAGTTGCTACTCCTACAGGAAAAGCAACTGCAGCTGCAGGTGCCGTATGCCCAGTAAAAGTCATATGAGACAAGTATGTTCCTTTATTTAAGTGGAAAATATCTTGAGTTGCATTACTTGGAATAATCGTTACCGTTTTTAGAGAATCACCTACAATTGATACAAATGGTGGAACAACAATTGGATTACTCTCTATGTAAGTTCCGGATAGGACTTTTACAGTTGTTCCTGATTGTGCAATAGAAACTGCTCCTGCAATTGTTAATTTTGCATTATCAATTGAAGTTCCATTATTTGCATCATTTCCATCTTTTGCAACATATATTACGTTTGGAGCTGAGTTGATACCCGTTGCGCCAGCATTAATTGTTACATTTTCTCCAATTGTAATTGAAGATCCGGTAATTAAAATATCGCCAGCGGTGATTGTGTTATTTGTTCCATCAAGAGTAATAGATGCTCTACCAACAGTTAGAATACCTACTACACGAGCATCTCCATCAACGTACAATGCAGTTTGTCCAATTCCAACAGTAACTGTTCCAATTCCATTTGAAGATCCTAAAGTTGTTATTCCTACAACTGAAAGATTTCTTCCAATTCTTACATCTTGTCTTGCAGTTATGATACCAAGAGAATCTACATTAGTTACATCATCATACGTAACTGTTCCTGCTACTGATACATTTCCGGTGAAAAAGGCATCTCCATTGACATATAATTTGTAATCAACATTAGCCGTTGTTCCTATTCCTACATTTTTTGTAGTATGAATTCCAACAGAGTCAACTTGCCAAGTGCCACCTGCACCAACAACATTGCCACCGCCTCCACTGCCAATTAAAGCAGTGCTAGCAATACCAACCCATTTTGATCGTGCTTGATCGTATATTAAAAGTTTTCCATCTCCCGTTGAAGTGTCAAATTCTACATCATCAAGATCTTTAATGAATCCGGCACCACCACCTCCAATGGATGCCATTTGAATTTGAACTCTGTTTATAAAAGTTCTGTAATGGCTTGCAAGATCTTCAAAGGTAACAAATTTTTGATCTAATGGAGTTAGTGGATCTTCAGTTTTATTTGATGGTAGACCTGTCAGAAGTGAAGTTTCTTCTTTTAAGAAAGTCTTTTCTTTTAGATTTTGTAGTGCTTCTTCTAAGTATGAAATTTTTTCATCAAATTTAGAAGAAGTTTCATTTACAACTTCCTCCTTAACTTTACTTGCTAAATTTTTTAAAGATACCTTTATTATCTCAATATTTGTATCTTGTTCCTTTATATTTTTTTCAGTTGATAGAATATTTTCTTCTAAACAGATCTTTAGGGTAGATATTTTATTTTCTATTTGTTGACGCAGATCCTCTACATCCGATTCAAAATTCTCAAATACTATTTTTGAGTCATTTGAATAAGATTCAAGATCATTATTTAAATTTTCTTTTAGTGAACTTATTTCTTGCGAAAATGATTCTAATTTTTTATTTTCAGATATTTCTCTATTCTTGAAATCTTTGTAGAGATTTTCATATGTTTTTGATATTGAATCAATTTTTTCTTTAGATGTTGAAAATTCATCCCTAATATCATTAAGAACTGTATTATTATTTTCTTCTAGTAAGTTAATACTCTTTGAAAAATCTTGTATTTTTTCCTTTAGTAAATTTTCAAGATCTTTTATCTCAGATTCTGAATTTAGTTTTGATTCTACAATTATTTTTTTGTATTTTGGAATTTCTTCTTCTACAAAAGTATCAATTGTTTTTTTAAGAGATGATACTCTACCTTCATATACGTTTTCTATCGCATCTATCTTATCGTCAATTGCGACAATTTTTGAATCAATTTCACTGACTTTTTTTTCAATCTTTAATTCAGATTCAACAAAAACCTTATTAAACTTTGGAAATTCTTTTTTTAGAAGATTATTTAAATCATCAGAAACTTCCTCTATTCTTTCATATACACTTAATAAGTTATTTTGATTTATCCCCTTTAGATTTTCTGAAAGTTCTAATAGTTTACTTGATACTTGACTTTGAATAAATTCAAAGTTCTCATCAATTTCTACTTTAAATTTATCTAGTTTTTTATCTACACGTATCTCAGACTCTTTGACAGATTTTTTATGATGAGGTACATCTACACTTAAAAAGTCATTGACAGACGATTCTAAATCTTGAAAATTGTTTTTAATTTCAAGTATTGTTTTAGAATTTGTTGCCCTTACATTTTTCTTTAATTCATCTACACTTTTTTCTACAAAAAGTAACTGTGCCATAATGGCACTATCCAATTCTTCTTTACTCGCAAAAGAATTAATATCTTCTTTTAATAGATCTACAGCTTCATATAAATTATCAATTTTTTCTACATTTTGTTTAAAGGATTCGAACGTTAATACGAAATCATTAACTTCTTTATAATCTCCTTTAAATTTATTAAATCCTTCTTGAATTTTTAAAATATTTTTAGAGTCAGCAGAATTTACCTCTTCTTGAACAGAATCAAAAGAGTCTTTATTATTTTCACCAAAAAAATCAGAAGGCTTCTTTAATGCCACTTATTCTTTCCCCATGTTCCTATAAGTATATTTATTTTTTTAAAAAGAGTCTATTTTTCATCAGCATTTTGATTTTTCAACAATTTCGCCAACTCTGCAGTAGAACCAACAAAGAGAGCATTTGTAACGTTTGTTGGAGATTTTCCTCCCCTCTCTTCTTCAATGTCTTTTAATTTCTTTTGTAAATCCATAAGTTTATCCGTGGCATCTGCTACATTCTTAATAAGTTGACCAGCAACTTCATATGCCCTTGGCATTTCACTTTCTTGTGCTAATTCAAGGATGCCATTGATTGCTTCTTGACCCTTTTCAATCAAAGAATATAAATTTCCTCTAGTATAGTCATAGTCTTTTTTGATATCATCAAAAGATGATGAAATTTTTTCCACTTTTTCTATAGAAGAATCTTTCGTTTCTACTTCTACCTCTGTGGATACAATGTCGCTTGAAACGTTAAATGTATCATTCAACTTGTCATATTTTTTAGTCATTTTCATAACGAGTCACTAAATCCAAAATCATCACCCACCGGAATCAAATCATTGTCTGCCGATGTAATAACTTTTATGGCAGCACCAGAAACATGTGCTTGTTTTGTTGTTGCATCTTGTCCTCTCTTAACGGTCAGAGTGTTTCCAGATTTTGAATCTACATACATTTCTTCTTCGTCAATTGTGATATAAGTATTTTCTGCAATTGAAGATGCATCATTAACCGTTATTAATGTTGAGTCTGTTCCAATATCTTGTGAGAGATTTGTTACAATATTACCAGTATAACTTTCAATAGCTCTGGGCTCAACGGCATAGGTAAGTTCTCTTGTTGGAGTCTTTGTAACATCTCCTGAAATATAACCAATAGAAACCTTTTTGATAAGATCTTTTGCTGCAGAAGATGAAGAAGAAACAGGTCCAAATAGATATGTCTTAGCAGTGAACCTTATTGTATAAATTAAAGACCTTCTTGTGGTAAAATCACCTTCATAATCATCTTGCATAGAAATATTTTCAATTACAACCGGCACATCTCTTTTTTCTCCGATTGTTTCTACTAAATCAACACTTAAATTGTATGATGGTTGAAAATATGGTAAAATCTGCTCAACAATTTGAAGCATATCATCATTGAGTTTTGTGTAAATAGACAGTTCAAATGCCATATTATAAGGAACTGGCATGTATGCTTTTCTTACATCAGTTCCTACACCAACCGTTGATGTTAGAAATGTTTGTGTTGTCGTAACTTTTCTAGATCCATCATAACTCAACCCAACAAATTCAAATGACATTCTTGGTAATGTTATTTGAATTGGTTTATTTAAACTTGGAGATTGCTCTAATCTTGCCAAAAACTTTTGAGTAGGTCCATATGCAAGAGGGACTTTTATAGCATTTGTAATATTGCCTGCAGAGTCTTTATGTTTTATCTCAATATTATTGAAAAGACTACCAAATGAAATTACAGTCCTTCTTAATATTTCGTGGTAAAAATACTCAAACATACTATTATTACCTACTCTAAATCAAATTTATAGATAATTATATTTATACTACGGATTTCCAAAGGGGTTTGATTCGCTGAAATCTAATATTTTATCTGCCTCTATTTCTATTTCACTATTATCTGGATATTGATTAGTTGTATTGTATGAATCAGAAGATTTCAGTTGATATGTAGCATTGCTTTCGGATCCTGTTATGATTTCTCCAATAATAAAACTACCGGTTGCATTTGATATGGATAGCGATCCAGTTGTATAATTCCAGTCTTTTACAATAGCTGTTACGCCACTAGAAGACCCTGTTATAGTCTCTGTTTCTATAAAGTTTCCTTCTCCTACCATATAAGGACTACCAATAGTTATTATCGGTGACATTGTATATCCGGATCCAGCATTAACTATTCTAATCGCGCTGATTGTTCCTCCAGAACTTACTATTGCTACTCCAGTAGCAGTCGTTCCTATTCCAGGAGAACTAAAGATCACTTGTGGTGACGTAGTGTATCCAGATCCACCACTTGTTAGTGTAATAATTCCCACCGCACCATTAGAAATTCTTGTTGTTGCAGCGGCTCCTGATCCCCCTCCACCAATAAAAACTACACCGGGACTTACCGTATACCCATATCCTGGATTTATTATTTGTACTCCCTGTACCTTTGATCCTATTTCTGTTCCATCACAATTAATTAATCCATCAATTAGAGTTGCAATACCAACTGCTGTTCCTCCGGAAGATGGTGATGAAGAAATTGCTACAATTGGTGCAGTTGTGTATCTTTCACCTCTATTAGTTACAATTATGGAAGAAACTGCACCATTTACAACTGATGTAATTGCAGTTGCAGTGGATCCCATAGAAACTAAAGTAAGAGTTTGTAGATTGGATTCAATATCAACATTGTCATCTATTTCTTCAATACCGGTGTCAATGACTTCATCTTCATATCTAAACAGTTCACAAGTTAGTGTATAGACATACGTTTTTTGTAGTTGATAAAAAGGTTTTTCGTGCTCTACAAATTTAATCTCAAAAAGTCTATCGCCAAGAGGAAAATATATTAGGTCACCTTCTTTTGGTCTGGTAGATAATTCGATATTTGGTAAATTTTTAATTAAAGGAGTAATGTAAGTTTCAAATCTTTCTTTAGAGATAGTTACTGTCAGTTCATTTAGTGCTTGAATGCCAAATTTAGATAAAAGAGTTGTGTTATTAGCATAACCATCATAATTCTCTACATATGCTTCAATTGGATATGAATTATCAAATTTTGATTGGACTACTTCTCTTATGACTGTATTTTTTGTTAGATATTTTCTGGGTATATAATAAATTTCAACACCATACATTCTTAACTGTTCGTTTATTAAATCTTGAACAAGATTTTGTTCAGATTGCGATCCCTGTAGAAAAAATGGATTTAGCATTATCCTATCATGTCAAGAGGTGGAAGTTCATATGTATTAGACATTTTTTCCATCAATATATCAATTTCTCTTTGAGCATCATCATAGATTTGTCTTCCATTAAGTTCTACTCCACCCGGAAGTTTAACACCTTGGAATTTGATTAAATTCTGCCCCCACTGTCTCTTTATTAATGCAGTCAAATATGGTTTTAAAAATGAATCATTCCAAACTCTTGAATAATCTGATGGATCTAATGTTGAGTAACAATCAATAATAAAATATTGCCCATCTCTAACAGATCCCCAATCAATATCTAGATATAACCTATCTTGTCTTTTGTTAAATCTTATTTGCTTTTGAGTATTCAAAAGAAAATCTAGATCTTCTAAGTAAGTTTTAACCATCGCATAGCTTAAAAGTTCCGTCGTTCCCCAGTAGTAAATATCATTCAAAAATAGTTGATATTTAACACTAAACATGTTATGTGTAATAGTATTAGTTCCGTCAAATGTAAATATTTTATTCACTCCAATAATATTTGGGGGAACCTGAAGATAATTGCTATTTTCTTCATATTTAAAAGTCGTTGCAGTTCCTACAATATTTGTTGTTGTAGTTGTAGTGACTACTCCAACGGGGGACGTGTTTCCACTAGGAGCTCTACCCCGATTTATATCATCTTGAGTAATTTTATATTTGTAAAATGTTGGATAGACGCCATCAAAATGCCTTTCTTGGAAAAACTGTACAGCATCATCCACTAAATCTTCTATTTGCTCATCTGCAACGTTAATCTCCAAAACTGGCGCTCCCAGTTTTCTTTTACAATAATTTATTAACTCTTGCCTACTAGATGGTTGCGCCATTTATCTAATATCTCTATAAAGTATTTATGGTGCGGATGAAATGCCTGGTTTGACTAATATATTTCCTTCAATTAATCTATAAACAGTTGATCCAGAACTAACTAATACATCATAAACATATCTTCCTTCTTCTAACAATCTAGTAGAAGTTGATCCTAAAGATATTTGTATTTTTCCTCCAGCAGCACTTGTAAATCCAACAGCAAAAGTTGCATCAGGATATCCTGTAGATCCAATAGAAACACTTTTTGTCATTTGGGAGGATCCTGTCCATCCCTGAAAATTTAATGGGGTTCCATTTGTATTTTTAACTGTAAAAACATTTATAAAAGTTGCCCCACCATTAAGTGTTAGATTAACAGCATAGGGAGTTCCTGACTCTGTATCAAAGGTTATCGTGCTGTTTGCCATTTGAAACTCCTAACTGTACCAATACTTCTTGTTGTTTTAAGTAAAGTTTATAATATGATTTGGCAATATTTTTGATATAATCAATATCTTCAATACTATCTATTTCTTGAGCAACTTTGAAATACTCAAAACTTTTGCTCAAATTCTCAAGTTCTATCTTGTCTGGATTCATTTATCAAACTCCTTAGTAAATTTTTTATTTCACTTAGATCATCCTTCATATTAGCAACATCAGACTCAAGATTTTGTATTTTTTGATTCTCTTCACTTTTCATATTTTTTCTTGAAACATACTCTTGATATTCTGACATATTTCTATTCACAATTGAATTTGTTTTTGGATCCCTATAAAGATGAGTATGTCCCTCTACTTTCAAATAATTCATTTTAAGCAAGGGCAATTACTCTTAAGTCTTTCATTCTAGGAACATAGACCTGATTTGTTGAAGTCATAATAAGTTTAATTCTATAAGATTTGAATGATGGTAGATCATCTGCAGTAAATACATATTCTTTATATTCAATTTCTGCAGGAGAAAATCCTACGTTTATTGATGGTGGAACATAAGAATCAGACAGACCATCATTATTAGCAGCATCAATAACCTGACCTCTGTCATCCAAGTTTTTATATCCGGGGAATGGAACGTAAATTGGGGTGAAGTTTTCTGTTTGATCAATAGCGTAGAAAGCCCTTATATCAGAATAAAGATTTACATGGGCATTAACCAGAATCTTTATAGAAGTAGCTGGATTTTCTAAAACAATCTCTTTTGATAGATATTGGAAAGCAGTAGGATCTTCAGAAAGAGTGTTAACTCTATTATCAGTTGAATAATTAGAAATTACACTATTAACTCTATTTGAAGTTAGAATGGTGCTGATTCTTTGCGTATCAAGTACAGGACTTACTCTAGAATCAACTGAATCTAGATTAATTCTCAAATTCATTGATTTATTACCGGGAAGAGATCCAAGTTTATTAGTTTCATTAATCTTAGAACAAATTATTCTTGGACTTGAAAGATAATTTGTTTTATTTAAAGAAACTGTTTCAAATCCTTGATCAACAAATGGAACTTCGTTCCCACTAATGCTAGAACCACTAACAGTTCTAACCTCCGCATTAATTGAAGTACCTTGAACTGTTAAGTTTTGAACAACTGGAGTAATTAATTCAAAAGGAATATTTTGAGTTGCTTTAATGCTGTATCCTCCAGCAGACTTGGTTTGGTTCATGTATAATTTTGGATAACTTGAACCATCAGATCTACCAACTCCACTAGATCCCATGTCCAATTTGATATTATATGAATCAAAAGAAATGGGATTAGAAACAGTTACATCTTCTAAGTTGTGTGTTTTGTTAATTCTTCTTAGAGATACTCCTCCAAGTTCATACTTGTAGACTAAAGTTCCGGCAGGATAATTTTTGGCAACAGATCCATCAACTGACCTTGAAATAGATCCTCCAAGAATTCCAGAAGATGCTGAACTGTAAGAAATAATTTCGTCACCAATTAAAACATAACCTAAGTTTGTAGTTCCTACTCCAACATTTTCAAATCTCTCAAAGTTTGCAGAACTATCAACAGAAATTGGTGAAGTTGAAGTTGAATTGTATGCAGTGCTGAGTTTAGTTGGAATAATGTCAGATTGAACATCAGAAATTGTTACATAATTTTGTTCAAAATACATACCATGATTTTTATGATTGACAACGATGTGAAGTCCATCTGATATAACATTAATTTCGGAAATTTGAACATTTCCCCCAGAAGCATTATTTAAAGTTGTAGTGACTCCCAAATTATTGATATACTGCACTGTATTTCCTACACCCGAAACTACAAAGTCGCCTTGAACATTATCCAGAATGAGTTCATTGGTGCTAGCAATAGAAACTATTGAAAGTCTTGCATTTGAACCTAAAGAATTTGCTCCGATAGTTCCAATTCCAAGAACATCACCCGCAACGTATCCAAATCCAGATTCAGAAACTGTTGCGGCAACAGCAACGCCATTGGTAATGGTAATATTTGCTTTTGCATTTCTTCCACTTCCAGTGATATTTGTAAGCGGTACACCATTAAATTGGAAAGTTCCCGAAGATGGTGTATAACCAATTCCTGCATTAATAATATTCAGAGTGCCAGTTGCAATACCAGCATTACCTACATAATCTGCAGTTGCATTTGTTCCTTGCTGTAGGATTGTGTTTCCTAAAGCAAGTCCACTATCTTGTAAAGTTGAACCCAATCCAACTCTAATATTCCTTGAATTTAAGTTTATAGAATTTGGTATCAGAGTTGCAATTTCATTATTTCCTTCCGATAACTCAGGACTATAAAATTCTACAGATCCACTTGGTACAAACTCCGCTCTGTATAAAGTAAATTTAAGGTCTTCCCACTGACTTGGTTCCCAAGTAGAAGCATTTTGAGATTTAAATAGAGATCCAAGATAAGGTTGATTGGAAATAAATGTCTGAGTGATTAAATCAGTTTCTCCAATTCTTGATATGTATACGCTATATTTGGTTGAGAGTGATGCAAGGCATATGCAATACTCTGTTCCTCCTTCAAGATAAACTGGTGCTTTGAAATTGAAAGTAGTTGGAACAGATCCGTCTGCAGATACGTTTACTTCGGATGGATTCAGAATAATCTCTGAGAATGGGATCACCTTTTGTGTTGGGAATCCTCCTTGCATTGTTCTGAGTTGGAAAGTTACTGGTATGTCAAGGTCATCTTTAGAACTAAAGAATACTTCACATTTTGTTAAGAATACCCCAGTCTCATCTTCAACTAAGAAAGATTGTGCAAGAGGATCATACCACTCAACAACTGTTCTTTGCCTTTGTATTGTAGAAATTGTATTTGTTGCTACAAGTTGCGTTCCTGTTGTTCTAGCAGTTGCTCTATCTTCAAACTCTTGTTTATTTTCAATTCTAGCGTTTCTTACTGAAATAATATTTTCTTGTACTGTTTCTAGAGTTCCACTAGATACAAAACCTTCCTCAGCAATTGTTGTTGCATTATTTTGGTCGTTAATGTTGTTATTAACTAGAGTGAATACCTTATTTCCAGTTTCAAATCTTGGATTATTTGTTAGATTTGGGTTTGGAATATAAAGACTACCAATCAGAGTTGCAGAAATGTCAGAAATTAGTCTTACATCGGCAACAGTAGCCTGAGCACCACTTGTTTGGCCAACAAGGATCATATTTTGCTCTACCCAACCTGAGAATCCACCCTCAGGTTGATTTGATAATGAAAAAGTATCAATATTCAATACTGTGGAGGTTGATGAATATGTTGAAGGTAAACTTTGTGAATTATATGGATTGGTTAAAAATACAGTTGATGGACTATTATATGCACCTTCCTTATGGTTTGATTGAGCAACTCTAAATGTAATTCTTGGATCAGTGTTTCTAGAATCTATCGGTAAAATTCCTGTTGGTCTTGATCTTCCAATAACCGTTTCCCCAACTTGGAAAACTCCAGAAATCATATTGATTTCTAAAAGTTTTGGAACACAGAAATTAGTAACATTTTGTCCATCAAAGAATGCATACATCTGAGTAGATGGTTTAATTCTCTTGGCAATAAATTGAATATTTCTCGATCTCATAAATGAAATCAAGTTTCTACTAACAACTCTATCACCTGCAGATGTATTATCAAATTGTTCGGAAACAACAGTTCTTATTCCAGTTCTTGTTTGGATTCCAGTGTCTCTTACTTCTCTTAAAGTGTCTTGAACAACAGTGTCAGTGACTGTTTGTGTAAAGGACCTACGTTGTCCTCTACCTCCGGGTCCTTGAGTTTCTATATCGCCACCACCACCAAGTGTTCTCTGTCTTGTTGTTTCAATAACTTCTTGTCCAGTCCAATTTGTTTCCCAAGCATTCCAAATAGTTGGAGAGAATCCAGTTTGTGGATCTACATTGAGAGTTCTGGAAGCCAATTCAAGAGTCTCCGCATAATTACCTTCAGTATTAATAATTTTTGCTTCCAATCTAACAGTATCAACCCAAGTATCCGATGCTGGAGTTAACTCCATGGATCCTTGCCAGAAACTTACTAAAAATGGAGTAACACTTTCTGTTCTAGTACCAAAGGTTTGTTTTAACCATTCTATTTCAGAATAGTTTAACGTTATTGCATCTCCAGTTTTCTTAACATTTGTTCCCTCTATTGATGAGAAAGCCAAATCTCTGTTAGGATCTACATTTGTTACAGGTCCAGGAATCAAATCAATTGAATCAGTATAATGTTCTGGTCTAAGTTCCTTGTTCTTTATATCAATACTATTATTAAATTTAACAGAATCTTCTTGAGCAAGAAGTGAAGTGAAGTTATCTACAAAGAATCCAGACTTAAATCTGTTGAGACCAGATGAATCAGGAACAAATAAATTTGATGTATTTGCCTCTAATAAAGATAATGCTGTATAATATTCTAAGTTTTTAATTCTGTTTTCAAGTTGCTTAATATCAACCATTCTATATCTCTTATGCTCTAAGAATGTCAATGAAGCTTGAGATATATTATAGAGGTATGGTGGAAGTGCAATAGATGCTATTTCTAAAGAATCGTCAACTGAAACTGGTTTTTCTGGTTTTTCTGCCGGAGTTCCATATTTGATTTGGAATTTTCCATCCTTAGTCAAGTAAACTCTATCAATTCTTCCAAGATAGAATGAGAAATTTGTTACTATTGACTCGTTAGACGCTAAAATATTTGCTGCAGAATTTCCTGAAGAAGTAAATGTTCTTCCATAGAATTCTAGTGGAGATCTTGAATTCTGTGAAACTGTATAATTAGAAACTCTAGGTCTTATATCAATAAGATCTGTATTTCTAATAGAATTTACAGTTTGAATTTCATTACCATAGTCAAATCCATCATACGAATTTGTTGTTGTAATGTCTCCGTCATCTGAAGATTGATAATATCCATTTGAAAAATAAATTTTTATTTTTCTATTTGGTTCTTTTGAATCAGACTTTCTAGTAATAAATCCATAATCGTAGAAAGACACATTCTGTCCATTGTCGTATGTATAATTGAATGAAATATTGAAACTTGGAGTATTTAAAGTAGTAACAATAGCTTGAATATTAGATTCTTCAAATACTACAATTTCACCCTCTTTAAAGTTAGTATTATTTTTTACAATAAATGATATTTGTGAATCAGATAGTCTTTCTGCACAAATAGCACTGGCACCACTAGTTTGGCCAGTAAACATTTCACCGATTATAATATCGGAAGTTTTACCTGTAGGTCCGGTGATTGATGATAAAATAACCGTTGGTGCTGATGGGTTTGATGTATCTGGAGATTCATAAATTGCATGAATTTGAATAGCATCAGGAACATTTAACGAAATATTTTCATCTTGAACTCTAGTTCCATATGGATAATTTCCATATGATAGCCCATCATTCAAAGTTGTTGATCCTATTCCCGAAGATGAATACTTTGATTTGTCAACTATTAAACTATTAACTCTGTTCTTAATTTTTACCTTTGCTTTTGGTTTAATTTTTTTCAGAGTTGTAACTAACGTTGCTCCAGTATCATTTGCACCTAAATTGTAAATCTGAAGTTGTGTTGAACCATTAATTAGAGAAACTTTATCAGCAGTTAGAGTTTCTGTTTTTCCGTCAGATCTAATTAATAGATATCTTTCTGGGTCAAATGGCAAAAATGTTTCATTTGTTCCAGAAGTAACTGCCGTTGAAAGTTGGTTATCTAAAATATTAACAGTATACGATTTCCTAATTGTCAATGATGCATCTGTTAAATCTACCTCAGATATATTTGATTTTGGTAGTTTAGTGTAAAACGAATTATCTGGGGAAGTTTCTAAATTAGTTGCAATAACTTTTAAATCTGTGACCTGTAGGGTTGTTGATGGAAGACTTCCTTCACAAACACCAAAAACAGTTGTTACACCGGAAATAGTTACTTGAGTTGTTCCTACGCTAACAACAGACGCAAAAACTGGATCCGATGATGTTTGATTACTAAACTTCAAAAGATTGCCAGATTTAAGGTTTCTGGGGAACAATGGATTTGTGCTTGTAACTGTGCTAATTCCAAGTGAATTATATGCACTGATTGTAGAAACACCAATTAAAACAGCATCCGATTGAATTGTATCTGCAGTAAATGTGGATGCAGAACCAACAATACCGTATACGGATTTTACATCAGAAATTCCATAAGAAGTGACTGCAGTTGCAACTCTATTATTTTCAATTCCATTAAAGATAAAAGGTTCATTCTTTGAAAACTCGCCTGTCTTTTCGTAAACAGTTAAAGCAGTGCCTGCGGAAACTGAACTCTTAAGGAATGCTGTTGCACCACTATATTTTCCTTTTATAAAAGTTGGAACTGGTAATGTGATGGGCTCATTTAAAGTAATTTCTGTTACAGTTTGAATATCATACAGAGAAATATTCCATTCATTTAGTTGAGGATTATTTGAGTTGTATGATCCGGAGTCTAATCTAAAATCATATACTCTACCAACTCCAATTTCTTTTCCTACAACAGAAGTTGAGTTGAAACCAACCCTAGAATCTCTTAAACTTAAAATATAAGTATTTCCTACACCAACAGTTGGAGCTCCATAAACTCTATTGAGTTTTAGTGTTGAACCTGTATTATAGTTAATTGATTGATTTGTTAAAGTCTTTGTGGTTCTTGGTTTTGGTACATCTAAAAAAGTTGCACTAATAGTTTCAATTTCATATCCTTTAACAAAAGCTTTTCCTGGAGATATTTGATATAATGCAAGATCTTCTGATGGAACTGATCCACCATAAGTTAATTGATTTGCAGTGAAAACACCTTTATTTCCAAGATTATTATTTAAAGACTCCTTGACTGCTAAATCAAATGGATTTACATAATAATCTCCGGATTCGGAATATGTTCTTCTTGCAAGTTCATCTTCTAAGATGCTATAATCCGTGGTTTTCTTTTGTGATCTTAAAATTCCATTAGATATTGTTGCAAGTTCAATGAAATTATTATCATCAAAATCATCTAAACTTTTTTTGAACAGAGATGTTGTAATTTTTAATCTATCTGCTCCTGGTGCAGCATAGTTATTAAAACCGTTTGAATTATCATTTAGAAGTGGATCAAGATCCGCATTGATAATTTCTTCAGTAATTAAAAGACCTACTCTGTAACTTGGTTTATTTCCATATTGATCCAAAAGAATGGTTTCATCATTTACATTTAAAAACTGTCCTTTTGCAAAATAAACTCCATTAGAAATTGAAAATGCGGATCCAGTAGAAGTTGAATTTGATGCTGCTGTTGAGGCAAAAGCTTCACCCGAAGCAATAATTGTATTTGCCGAACTTATTGTTATATTTGAAGAAAGAAGTTCTCCATCAGAAAACTGAAGTGTTGTATTATCTTGAGAATTTGATCCTAGATAACTGACATAAAGTGTAGTGCTTCCTCTTTCTGATTCGTTAGATAAAATTATTTTGTTAACGACTGCAGTTACTCCGGAAGTTAATCCCGTTATTTTTGCACCTACAATCTGATTAATATAATCGGAAAGAGGGACTCCGAGATAATTGTTATCAAGTTCTACTGCATAATATGAAGAACTATATGCAGTATTTCCTGGTATTACTTTTGCACCTTCTTTGAAAAAATGCTGACCAAATTTTTCAATTTGGTTTTGGAGAATTGACTGTAGTGTTGTTAATTCTCTAGCTTGAACAGGATAACCTGGTTTGAAAAGAACTTTATAATAGTCATTATTTGCATCAAAATCGTCAAAATATGGTGCTACATTGAGATTTGTTTCCTGTGACATAATTCTTTAGAACTGCAAAATGACTTTAATATCTTCTTTTTGGCTGGTTGATCTTGTAATTGAAGGTCTATTATCCACGTAAATAATATTTCCAGAATATTTTTTGACCTCTGGTTGTGCTACACCTTGACTAAAAGATTGACCTAGGTAGTATGTTCTATTATTTATTACGGTAGAAACACCTGTAAATGATGTCTGTATTGATAATGTTGTAGACCCACCAAGAATACTTATTGACCCACCACCATTTGGGTTTGAAGTAAACTTATTTAATTGGAACCCATAAACTGGTCTTGTGTTTTGAGTCCCATTAGTATTAAATCCTGCGGTTGTTCTATCCTGCCAGTATTTTAAAACACCAGTTGTTTGGTCATATGAAATAACTCTACCAACTGCAGTAGATCCAACTCCAATAGTTTGTGTAATAAAAGAGTCTGGAGTAAAAGATGCTGAACTGTAACCTGATCCTACTAATTTTAAAGCATAAACTGCACTTGCTTTATCTAGACCTAAATTTTCAGAAGAATTATATGCTTCTGGATTTTGAACAATTCCAATCCTAGCAATTTGATTTCCTGTTATAAAATCTGGATTTTCCGAATCATTTTCAATTCTTGAATATATCAAAGCATTTCTAGCACCAAGTTCTCTGTAAATATTTGCACCATGTCCTCCTTGAGGGGGAATAATTACGTTAAAAATTGGACTTGTTGATCCAGTCGGAACATTTCCTGAAGCAAGATCCAATGTTCCAAAAGTATATCCAGATCCACCCGAGGAAATAGTTACTGATTCTATTTTTGAATTATTATTAATTACAACTGTCGCTTCCGCGCCAGTTCCATCGCCTTTAATCGGCACTCTTGTATATGTTCTATTTGCTGTTCCTAACCCAACACCTCTGTTTGTAATCGTAACAATTTTTAGTTGTCCACTTGTTGCAGCATTATCTCTCACAGAAGCATTATCGGTGCTTGTCTCCCAATCTGTTGGGACAGGCATAAAATTAGTGGAATCAAACTTTATAATGTCGCTTGGTTTAATTGTATAAAGATATTTCCAAATGTATCCATCACCACTTGTTCCCGCTTCTCTTGGTTCCAAATCAGTAAAGGTTGGTTCATCTAAAGATGCTCTTCCAGAAGGATTTTCTGGATTAGTTCCATTTTGAAGGCAAATATAAACCCTATAATCAGAATTGACTACATAATAATTTGCATCATACAAACTAATGGCGTTTGATGGTTTTGATGGATTTTCTGCTTTTATGTCATGTCTATACATGTCATAAGTAACTCCAGATTGCCAAGTTACTTTTCTGACAACTTGTTTAACGTCACTAGAATTAACTTTCTTGAGAGCAATCATTGTGTCCCAATAATTGTTCTCTTCATCAAAATTGTCTCTGGGATCAGGTGGAGAAGTATCCCAAGAAGAACTCACTTGAGTTGCATTAGGAAGTGCTACAAAAGTGTAATACGAGTTGCTAGTGGATGCAACACTAGCAACAAATTCCTTTGCATTTAATATACGAAGTTGATCAGTTATAATTGCTGACATTTTACAGAGTTTTTTATCTATTTATTTAAGAATAATTGACATATTTTAGATCT